CCTGGGGACACCATTAACTTAACCTTAACGCTTTAGGAGGCTTTATGCCTATTATGACTCGTGTTCGTGAAGATGTTCCCAGTATTGCCGTCGCAGCCTATCTCCTTGAGATGGACCCTGACCGGTTACTTGAAGAAGCCTTCGCTTACTTAGAGACCCTAAGTGACAAGGTGTTGATGATGTTCCCAGAGGAGACGCCAGATGAGATAGTCTTCTACTGCTGCAAAGCAGTGGTGAAGAAGTATCTAGATGGAAAACAATTTTCCATCGAGTTCGATTTCGACACGGAGGAGGACAGTTCAGAAGCATCGTCTGATAACTTCAGCGATGATGACTGGCTGCCTCTCCCGTTCGTACCGTACGACATCTGACCCTCTGTGAGGGGGACGTTCGCGTGGCGGCTTAAGCCGCTGCGAAAACAGACGTGTAACCGGTTATTCACGGGTCGCACGCTTAAAATGTAACTAGTACAGCGAGGAACAAACCATGACAACTCGAAGCAGAGAACGAGGCGGCTACATCTCTAACGTGATTACTGGAACTGCTAATATTCGTGAGAATCAGCACTCGCCGACTCACACTTGTAAAAGCAGATCTGAATCACGGTCTACGACTTATCCTTACCCGCAAGGGGAGGTCGAGTCGATGACTGATGTAGTTATCCCGGGCTTTGCTAAGAAGGTGGCTAATGGCTCCGTTTTCAACAACCCCATGTCCAGTTTTAAGGGCAGTAGGAGTGTTGAAGTCGGGACATGTTCCATTTCTTTCGCGTACAAAGCGACAGATGATCCTGCGCATAGACACTGCTCCGATTTTTATTGGGAGTCGGTGTCGAACGCGCCCATCTGTCTCAATGGCTTAGGCACTCCTGTGCAGCATCTTTATATGGATGCGGCTACTCGGTCTATGATCGAGGAAGCAGGAACCGAAGCATACGCTGCGATTGATAGTCCCACAGTTGACGGGACCGTCTTCATTGCAGAGTTACGCGAGACTATATCTTACCTTAAGAACCCATTGCGGGAGTTTTGTAACCTCGCAACAAAGGCGCGCAGTCAAAAGCGGCGCGCTGAGGCTCGTCGACTGAACAGGCGTAAAAACCCGTTCGGTCGGAGGAAGGGATTGACGAACTCGGAAGTGGGTCAAACCACGGAACAGTATCTGAGAGACCAATGGCTATCTTGGCGGTATGGTTTCCGCCCGATAGTCAAAGATATAGAAGATGCCGCTGTAGCGGTCGCACAAATAGTACTGAACGAAAAGCCGATCCGGAAAACTGCCCGGGGCTTCAGTTCAACCTTTACGTCTAGAAGCGCTTCTGGTTCCGCCCCGCTCGACTCTCGAGTCGAATGGGAGCAGGATACCAGTTCGCGCATCAATGTACGCGCAGGTGTACTCTACGAGTTCGAACGTGATCCCCAAACCCTCGGGTTAGAGATCACTAGAGCTCCTCTAGGAATGTGGGAAGCGATTCCCTTTTCATTTGTGGTAGACCGTTTCCTCAATGTTGGGTCCTTTGTTGAGGCAATAACACCAAAAGCTGGCATTAGACACTTGGCAGCATGGACTACAGTCATCAATGAGACTGAATCTACGCGTACTAGTCGTGTCGCCTCTCAAGGCGATGTTTCTGGTCGTGTGGGTACTGTTCTTTCGGATGGCCAAACCGTGGAGAAATACTCCACATTTTCTAAAATCCGAACACCAGGCGTCAAGATCGGACTCACCCGGAAATCCTCTCCCCTAGGGAATAAGGATGACTGGGACGTGTCCTTCATAACTGACCTGGTAGCTTTAGGATCGCAGATCTTGCGGTCCAAATAGCTTCGTTCACAACCAACCAACTAAGGAGGGACAAATGTCTCTTACTGTAAATGCAAAGACGTACAATAATGACGTCAACCGTGGATCAGATATCATGCGATATACCGGTCCGAGCCACACCCTGTCAGCGAATGACTTCATCGACCTGGGCAGAACTGCGCCCAAGAAGACGGCCGATTACGCTGGTAAGGGTCGCGCCCGCTATAAACTTACGCGGAACGCAACCAATGGCACCGTGTCCGTTGGGGATGGGATAATCGATTGTACGGTTTCCCTACCCGTCGGAATGCAGTCATCGGAGATGGATTCGTTGATAACGGATTTCTTCACCTGGGGTTTGACCGCGGCTGCAAAAGCGGCCTTCAAGGACCACGATATCCTGCAGTAAACACTCACCGAGTGTTCTGTCAGGTTCGTGGTCCAGGAGGGCTCTTACAGCCATGGACTCACAACTGGTGTTGAAGGTTCTCGCCGGTACAGTATGTATCGGCATGTTCCTTTTCGTTCCAAACGTGAAGTGTACGCTTCCTATTTGTGAAGCGCTCATTCAATCCACCCAAAAATAAGGAGGCTATATGCCTAATTATCCACACAAAAGAATCAATACGAAACTTGAGTGTGACCCAGTGACCGTTTATACTTCGGTCCTGATGACTGCGTTACAACACAGTAACCTCTCGAACAAATCCTGGCTGGAAGGCTCTATACGAGCTCGCCGGTTTAAGGAGTTGCTAGAGTGGGCTGAGCGTCCGAGTCCACAGATGTATGACTCGGCAGTTTCTTATTTGACTGAAGCTCAGTTTGCCGCACTGATAAGGAAGTACCCTTTTGACGAGAAGCTTGTCCCCGGAATAAATCCCCGGGACGTTGCCGTGAAGAAATTTATGGCAAGCGAGCATTCGTGTAAGAGGCAAAACCAACGGTATCGGGTAAAGCGTAAAAGCTTCGACCCTCATGCGCAATTCTTCGCGTATGTCCGTGACTACATAGTTAAGGTGATCGGTGTGAAACCCGATTTACCCGCTGTGCTGTCTATGTGCGATTTTACTGAAGGTGCATCGGTAGGGGTTCACGGAAATAGGACCAATACAATGCGGAAACTCTTCGCAAAGCGTTGGTCTGTGACCCCTACGGCTCTACCGTATGCCATGACGGCTTTGTGGCTTAACGTCCACGCACGGCTCAGCATCCTCCCGGGTGCTGTAAAGTGCTATGACGCCGATGAATTTCGGCGCATCGTTAAGTCACGAGTCGACTTGGTCCGGTGTAACAACATTTCCTTCGTACCAAAGACGGCAAAGACCCATAGGTCAATCGCCGTAGAACCGCTGCTTAACGGGTTTGTACAGAAAGGCACCGATGAGTACCTGCGCCTGAAATTGGCAAAGGTAGGCATCGATTTGCGTGATCAACGTGTCAACCAGCTCCTCGCAAGGAGTGGGTCCATGATGACCACCAATCCCTTCTGTACTATAGATCTCTCGGCCGCTTCGGATAGCCTAGCTACCGGTGTTGTTGAGGATCTATTACCCCCTGACTGGTTCGAATTCCTATCGGATATTCGGTCGCCAGGATACCGTATGAACGGACAAACTTACAAGTTTGAGAAGTTCTGCAGTATGGGCAATGGTTTCTGCTTTCCACTCCAGACACTAATATTTGCAGGTGTCTGTCACGCCGCAAGCCGCATCGTCGATCGAACCCCGTTCAGCGAGGCCATGAAAACCTTCTCCGTTTACGGAGATGATATCATAGTCAAGCAGAACGTTGCGCTATATGTTATTGAAATGTTGCGCAATATTGGCTTCAAAACCAATAGAGATAAGACGTTCGTGTGTGGCCCATTTCGTGAGTCGTGTGGGAGTGATTGGTACAACGGGCAGGACGTTCGTCCTGTACATTTAGACAAACCGTTCACGGATCTCCGCGACGTGTTTGCCTTTCACAACTCCACCTACAAGTCACCGATGGTCGAGAACATCCTAACGGGTGCTCGCGAATACCTGCGTTCAATTGTCAGCGGTCGCTATATGCGGCCAGGCAAAGAACCAGGAGACACGTGTTTTAGTGTCCCATATGACTTGGCGATGGGTTCCAAGGGTTGTAATTGGAACCGAGACGTTCATGCGTTTGAGTGGCGGGAGATTCTTTCACTCCCGCTTCCTGATTCGCTAAAACATCTCAGTAGTGTAGAGCGTTCCGATGCTCTAATGTATGCGGCACTCCGGGGGGCAACCCCCGATATGCCGTACTCCGTTCGCTACGCGTCTAGAGCCAAGGTTGTCCGTGTGTGTCGCCCCTGGAAAGGTGGCTATGCATGGACTCCTAGCTCGCACTATGTCGAAACAGTGCAAGACGCGCGGAAGGCTATAAGGAACTTACAAAGTTTTTTATAGTTTCGATCAAACCTGTTCGCTAACCGCTAACAGATGAGACGTGGAGCTGGTTTGTTTACCAGTATAAAA